GGGAGCATCCGTTTGATCCCATTGTTGAGGCAGTTGGTGTATGCGGCCTTTTTGACGTCCAGGACGTCGATAGCGTCCGGCCCCTTGAATTGCGGATTGGCAGCCCCGTCCTTAAAGGTTCTGCGGCCGGTGAAAAACTCGTCCTTCCCGGTGCGTGAGCCTTCGCATTCGATCACGTTCCGGCCCATGGTGAACTCCATGCGGTATGTGAAGGCGGGGTATCCTTCGTCAAGCTCCCGCTGCACATCGACGATCTTCCAGCCGATCCCGAACAGGCGGGCCACCTTCGTCGCGCCGCTTTCCTGGAGGTAGGGCGTGCCGCCGATCAATACCCAATCCAGATGGGTTGTGATCTTGATAGCGGCCTTCATCATCGTGTTCAGCGCTGCGACCAGCTTCTCGGCCTTCTCCGCCTGGGCGATAATGCTTTGATAGTCGTATTCGGTGATGTCGTTGGGCAATACCGTAATCATGCCATTTTCATTGACCTGCTCCATTTACAAAAGCCTCCTCTTTTGATATGCTGTTGTTGTAGATTTTCGCTGTTGCCGGTGTCGAGGTTGCCGCCTCGCCCGGCTTTTCTTCACATTCGCAGCGCTCGCCAGGGTCGAGATTGCTGCCGCAGGAAGGGCACACCTTGAACGGCCCTCCATACCTAAAAGCCCTGTTCATTCAGATACCTCGCAATCAGCGCCGACACGCCCGCTTGTACCGTGTCAAATCCTTCGCGCTTTAGAGCCTGTTGCAACCTCGCATAATCCGTTTTTGAGAGGCGGCATTGTATTCTCTGCGGCAGGCGGCGGGTGTCGCGCTTGCGGGCCTCTGGAACGGTCTTGGCGAACGCCTCCTCCAGAAGCCTTTCCGCGTCGTTCACAATCCGCACCCCGTACTTTTCGGGGTTCTCAACCTTGCTGTTGAGATACTTGTCGTATCCGGGATACTGCTCGCGCATGACGGCAACGACCTGTGTGCTGGTCAGCCCGCGCTCCGTGCGAAACTCTTTGACGTTAAGCATTCCGATCCTCCTTTCCGTTTTCGACGTAGAATTTGACACATACCGTCCAGAGACCGGGGTATGTTTCCCGGCAAGTGGTTCCGTGCTCCACCAGGGCCGGGGCGAGCGTCCCGGCAAGAATGAGCGCCATTCCGTTCAGCTCTTCCTGGCTCGGCTGATGGTCGAAGTCGAAGCAGCTCGCAAACTCATGCATTTTCTCCAAATCGTTTCCTCCTTTCACTTGCCTTCATAGGCCAAACTGCACATCAGCAACAGGCCGATAATGCATTGCGTCCAGAACCTACGCCCGCCGAGGGAGTTCATTTCCATAGCGCCAACCGAGCCAAGGACGAGGAAAAAGCCGATAGCAAAGAGCGTTGGGGCTATGGCGGTGATAAGGCGGGCCAGGTTGACGGTTCGCCGCCGCCTGCATCGCTTACCCCGCACCATCGTGCGCCTCCTTTCTCCCACGGCGCTTAAACGCCAGTTGCAACGCCCTCTGCCCGAGCACGGCGCTATAACCGTTGCGCTGGTACTTGTCCAGCGTGCCAGTATCGCCACGCCGCAGCTCGCGGTAGATCGTTGTTTCAGGACAACACAGACGAGATGCAATCTCAACAACAGACGCGCCATTCCCATACATAGCCTCAATGGTCTGCCTGTCCTCCAGAGAAAGATAAGCGTACTTTTTCTTCTTGCCAGCCATTCCTTTTCACCTCGCTTTGGACGAAAAAATATGCAAGAAAGCTTCTTTCACTTCCTTGCACTTAATGGTATAGTCTGCGAAGGCGTTTGTCAATAGAAAAGTGCAAAAAAGTGTAATTTAATTTTTATACAATCCGAGGTTATCACATACCCACGGGAATTGCAAGACAGGTTATAGGCGGGCAAGGCATTCGGCGAACTTGTCCGCCGCGCTTTTCCAGCCGAACATCTCGCGGGGGTAATGGTTGATCCATTCCTCGGTTCGGGCTATCTCCTTGTTGGTGACGCGGGAGAAATTTGTCCCATTAGGATGATGTCGGCGGATAAGGCCGTTTTGATTTTCATTGCTGCCGCGCTCCCAACTGCTATACGGATGGCAGTAATAGATTTGGGTGCGTGTTCCGCCGTAGATTGATCGTTCCAGAGTTTCGTGATCCGCGAACTCGCTACCGTTATCTACCGTGATGGAAAGGAATACTTTTTTGAACATATCTCCATACTTCCTTTCAATGCCATCCAAGGCGCGGTTGACACTCTGCGAGGTGCGATCCTTTATCGGGCGTATGATCTCCGCTCTGGATACTCTCTCAGTAAGAACCAGGAGAGATTTTTTCGTGCGCTTCCGTCCGTGAACTGTGTCCATTTCCCAATGACCGAAAACGGAGCGCTCGTTGATCTCCTTCGGGCGTTTTTCGATGCTTGTGCCCTTGGGCGCTCTTGCGGGGCGTACTTGCTTATAAGGACGCGGTTTCTTCCTCTTGCCTTTTTGCGGGAGATGCTTGTTGGTCAGATGCAGGAAAACGCCTTTGTCGATGTAGGAATATAGAGTGCGCAGGCAAATTGTTGTATCAAATTCAAGCCCCATGGCTTTGATCTCCCCCAGCACGGCGGCAGGAGAGTAATGCTCATGCAGAATTTTGTATTCGATGAAGTTTGCAAGATTGTGGTCGTTCCCGATTTTCAGCGCAGGGCCTTTTAAGGCAAAGGTGGCTTCATAGGCTTGTTGCGCTATATCGGGGCTATACCGCGTTTCTGTGGTGAGGTCGGTATTCATATGGGTGTATGTGCCGCGCTTTAACTCGCGGTAGATCGTACTGTAATGGACATGAAGTGCGTCGGCGATCTCTTGTACGCGGCATTTTTCCTTACGCATTTTCTCAATCTTCAAGCGGTCTGTGAACGTCAAATGCTTGTAATGCCTCATGGTATGCCCTCCCTTGAAAGTGGTGGTTGCGATTATAAATTAACTTGCATTTAGTTGTCAACCACCACAGCAAAAGGAAAAGGAGGCCGGACGCATCCAACCTCCTCGGGCGTTATCCGCAAATCACGCCGCAATTCCTCTTTACTCCTCCGGCACTTCCGGCAATCCCGCCAAGCTGGTGAGCAGTGACAGCACGCCCGCCAGAGCCGCGCCCGAGGCCACCATGATCCAGTTGACTTCATCCATCACCGCCGCCGTGCCGATCATGGCAATGGCGCTCTGCGCCACCGTCTTGATGGCCCGGACGCCCGCAGCCTTCAACCACACCTTGAAATTGCTCTTCATCGTTCTTTCTCCTTTCTTATTTGTCCTCGTGTTTTTCCAGGCGGTCAATGCGCGAGTGCGCCCGATCCACCTTGATCTCCACAGCGGAGAGGCGGTTGCTCACGTCCTGGTTGATCTTCCGCTGCTCCCGCTGCTCCGCCTTGATGTCATCCACGCCGGACTTGATATAGCCCAGCTCCGTCAAAATGGCCCCCTGTTGCTGGGCCTCCTCCCGGTTGTCGTTCTTGTTGTTCCGAAGGAGGGCCGCGAGTGAGCATACGATTGCCACTATCGTCCCCATGAGCGTGATACCATGTGTCCATTCCATACATTAGCCCTCCAATTCCCCGGTGTACTCCCGGTTTCCAATGGTGATATATGCCTTGATCTTCTCCGGCAGCGTCCCGCCGCCATGGGCCGCTACGAAGGCCTTCACGCCCGCCTCGCTTTTCGGGCCGTATACGCCATCCGCATCCCCGCAGGGATAGCCGAGGCCGTTTAGGGCCTGTTGCAACAGCTTGATTTCGTCCCCGCGCATATAGGGCGTAGTGACTTTGAGCACCGTGGGCCCGGTGGGCGTCTCGGGCGCTGCGGGCGCGTCCGGCTGGGCCTCGACGAACACCTTCAAGCGGCCATAGCGGTTCCAATAGGAGCTGCCGCTGGCGTTGATCTTTCGCAGCACAACACCATCATCCCGGCCCTTGCTTTCGATTGCCATGCGTTCGCCGTTGATGATACCGATATACACGCCCACATGGTAATACTGCTCGCTCCCGTCCTTCCAGCGGAACAGGAGGTCGCCCGGTTCCAGCTCGCCGTAGTTGATGGACGTGCGCACGAAGGCGCACATATCGGCCAGATGGTCGCAGTTGCGCTTTCTGTCTACAATCCCGTTATTCTGGAGATACCGTGAAATCAGCCCGGAGCAGTCATACATCACAATGGGATCAAGCCCCTCGGCCTTCCGCTTCTCATAGAGCGCCAGCGCCCGGTTTGCGTTGGCTTCGCTGGTTTCCATGCTCTTGATCTTCGCGGGCGTGGCCTCCTGGCCGTTGCCGCCCCACACATAGATTTGTCCGAGCTGGCTTTCGCACCAATCGCAAAGGCCCTCCGGGGATACTTTGCGGGTAGGGTTGACCACTTCTGGCTCCTTCTCGCCGTCTGCCGCCTGGGGCGTGATCTCCACATAGCCCCATCCGAAATACGGATCACGGCCATCTTTGCCCAGGTCAACCGCGCCGCCTTTCAGCTTCTCATAGAGCTCCGCGTCGGTGAGGCCCCTACCGCGTATCATGGCTTCGCACATGATAAGCCCGATCTTCCCTGCCAGGATGGGGGAGGAGAAGGACGTCCCGCTTTGCCGGATCGTGGCCCCGTCTGCCCGCATGGTCAGCACGCTCTTGCCCAGCTCGCAGAAGTCAACTTCATCGTGCCACGTCGAGAACTCGCACTTATTCCCGTCCGGGTCAATGGCGCTGGCGGTGTAGGGGGATTGATAGCAGGACGGGAAGCGGTTCAGCCGTTCCTCTCCGTCATTCCCTGCCGCGCAGACTACCGGGACATTAAGGGAAGTCAGCTCGTCAATGAGCTGTTCCATGGTGGCGTTGCTGCTGCCTACCATCGACACATTCACAATGTGCTGCTTGTCCGGCTCGCCTCTCACGTGATGGAGCACGTTTTCAAGCGCCGTAACGATATGGCTCCCCGTAGAGCAGTAGTAAGACCGAATTTCCGCCTCCGGGCAGGCCTCATGGAGCAGCCACGCCACCTTGGTTCCGTGGTCGGCCTTATCGCCCACCACGTTCGGCGTCATGTTCACGGGCTTCATGGTCGAGACCTTCACGGCCCCGCTGTCCAGCACATCGAACACGATCCCCTGGCCCTTGATCCCCGCCGCGTGGAATGCAGCGCGGATTTCCGCGTTTCTCTTTTCAACATTCATGTTTATCACTCGTCCTTTCTAAAGTGTGCGCTTAACTCACCAGGCGGGAAGATGAAATTGTCGTAGATGGGGTTATAGCACACCCACACCACACCTTCATTGTCCCGGACACGCATTCCCACATCCGCCGCCATGTTGTAAACATAGGGATATACCCCCGCCGCGTCTGGCTCCGGCCTTGCTCCATAGAGCGCTTCCGTTCCAACCGAAAATGGAATCCAGGCTTCGCTCGATGTATGCTCCTGCTTTGCGCAGCCGATTGCCCCATTGTAGGAAAACGGCTCCCATTGGGCGTATTTCCTGCCGAACTCAAACGGCTCCGCCCCGGATACCAGGATTCCAATATCCGCTGGCGGCGGCGAGCCAGTAGCCTCCGAGAGCGCATAGGCTTGTTTGAGCCCTTCATAGGACAATGACCGTTCCCGTTCCTCCGTCGTGAGCGCATCCCTGGGATGCTCCATGCCTTTGGCCGTGAGCAGCCAATCCGCATAGTTCTCTTCCAGGTCTGCCGCCAGATCATCCCGCATCGGGACAACCAGGTGATACTCGTCGTACTCCCAATGGGGCGCAACCTCCCGTGCGTTCTCATACAGCCGCACGCATACTTGTCCCGGCATTCCCGGTTGAGCCTCGATGCTGAATGCTCCGGGCGGCGCGAAGTCTCCACTTACTTTCATTACGGATTACCTCCTTTAATCCTTTTATTGAAACTGTGTCGATGTAATCTCTTTTGAGGTTTTGGCTGTCGCAATGCTTGGCCTGTGCCGTTCTCGCTATGAAGCCCGCCGCCATTTTGTATGGGATTTCTTCTCCGGCAGCTTGCTTTTTGCGAATGCGCCTGCTCCTTCGCATGAGGGCCAGGGCGTTCCGCTTGCGGAGCGTCGTGTAGCCCCGGCAGAAGCAATAGCCCAGGAAGTCGATGGGCCGTCCGCGTTCATCCTCATCCTTGCGAACGAGGAACACTTGCCAATTCCCCTTTAACCGCAGGCCAAGCCGTTCCCAAAGAAAACGCTCAATCTCCCGGCGCATCCTGTGAAGCTCCCGCTTGTTTCTGCCCGGAAGCGTCATATCGTCCACATACCGAATGTAGTGCTTCGCCCCCAATCCGCCGTTCTTTTTGCCCGCCTTGATGTAGGTATCTAAATCCTGCAAGTAAAAGTGGGCAAACCACGCGCTGGTATAGTTGCCGAGGGGAACGCCCTTCTCGCAGGAGCGCACAATGCGCTCAATGAGGGCAATTACCTTCTCGTCCTTGATCTTCCTCCGAAAACGTTCCATGAGTTTGTCATGGGGAATGCTCGGATAGAATTTCTTGATGTCCATTTTGAGGCAGTATTTTGCCTCCTTCATGCAGTTGGGGCCCAGCGTCACCCGTTCCATGCCCCGCATGCCGTGGCTGATACCGCGTTTCTTCTGGCAACCGCAACTCCAATAATAGGAGCCGCTTGCGATAATCGGTTCCAGCACGCGCATCAAGGCATGGTGTACGCATCTGTCCGGCCAGAACGGAGGCACTTGGATTTCTCGCAGCTTCCCGGACGGGTCGGGCTCGGTTATTGATCTGTACGGAGAGGGCTTATAAGCGCAATCGGCGAGAAGCTGGTGGAGCGCTTCCGCGTATTCCTCCAGGTTGTCCCGCACCTTGCGCACAATACCGCGCTTCTTTTTTCCGTGCATTGCATCCCGGATTGCCTCGCGGCAGTTATCCAGGCTGCAAATGCTTTCATACAGATACCCGATCCGTTTCATAAATCCCCTTCTTACTGTCCTTGTTAGCACCGGGATATTTCGAGCCCGCAGGGCCTACTAAACCCCGTCCTGGCGCTAAGTTTTTCAGCAAGTGCTACGGATTTTTTGCGTGCATACAAACATATAACAAGGAGGCGGCAACCGATGTTCGTGTTGGAATTCGACGAGGCGTTGTTCAGATTCCAGCAGGACGGGCCGCAAATCGTGCCATTCGTCCAGTTCCCGCCGAAGATCGCAACGCGCCAACCGGAGCCAACGCAAAAAACCCTAATCTTCAAAGAGGTATTTACCGGGGGCTGCGGCCCCCCGTCCCCCTCAGGACGCTTTTCTATAAAGGAGGCGGCAACCGATGTGCGTGGTGGAAATCGACGAGGCGTTGCTCAGATACCAGCAGGACGGGCCGCAAAGCGTGCCATACGTCCAGGCCCCGCCGAAGATCGCAACGCGCCAACCGCTATTCGTCCAAAGCCCATCACAGAAGAAGGTGGTT